CCGGATATCCTGTCTTTCGTATTTAGCGTCGTCCGCACGACGTGCCAGCACATCAAGTTGGTGCATCTAACTGGCAAGCAGGAGTATCAGTGACACTAGTCCAAGTAATGTAATCAAAAACAGGCTGGGAAAGCTCTGCATAATGTTTAAAATGTAATAGGGTAGTGTCAAAGTGCTCCTCCAACTGCTCTTGTTGAGAAGGCGTGTAACCAAAAGCCAAATAAAATGAGACACGCAGTGCATCATTGAGCCCAGGACACTTGGAGCAGCTGGAATTATTTTTGTACAAATATTCAAGTGTCCTGTCAGGAAAGATCATTTTACGCTTTGTAGCAGTGGCGCGATGAACCATAGAATGGAAGGCACCTAATATTGGTATATTAGTAAGAAAGGAGAGACAACACATAGCAGTGCTGAACGCAATAAGTCTGTCTCTACGTGCAGAACGTCCATATGAAGTGCCTGTGTACAAAGCGCTCATGTGTTTATCAGGATCGGGACAGAGAACCCCTTGGCCGGGTGCCCAATAAATCGGGTGGGACTGGCAAAAGACTATTTCTTCAAGACAGTACGCTATTTTATCCACCCTGACATCAAAACCCAGACGTTTAAAACAGTTTCTCATTTCTTCGAGCCTGGGGAGGAGATTCTTATTCATGAAAAGTAAACAGTCATCACCGTCATCGTAAATCTTAAAATCAATATTTAAGTCTTCACTAATGAAATTAAGCATGCCACACATGAGTAAGGCATTGCCTAAAGAAGTGCACATGTCGCCAGAAAGTCTTCTACCAAGAATAGAGCATTTAAGACCGTATTTGGTGTGCATCTTGGTGGCCAACATGGCTTTAAGCATCTTAACCAATCGGGCATCTCCTCTATAAGCATCGGAATAAGTCTCGAACTCCAAACTAAGCATGTCTTTTGAAACGTGAGCTTCAAATCTAGAAGCATCTATGGAAACGCAACAGACATTAGGTATCATGTCCCATATTAAAGATATGTCTGTCGCACGCTGTGTCAAGTTTCTCGTCTTGGCTAACCATCGATACCCTTTAAAACGCCCAAAGCTCGGCGCGTTGACAAATTGGTGCTCCAAAGGTCGTATGTATCTGCCCAAACTAAACGCGTTTGTGTATTGGCGGAAACTTACAACCCTGGGCACTTGGTGTTCTTTACTAGTTGGGTCGAATCTTTGTAACTTGACGAAGCTGGAAGCGTGTTTTATAGACCCGTCATCCACATCATAAACTCTGTCCGCAGCCATAGCGTATCGCAATCGTTTCGAACCGCTGTAGGCTGACAGAAATTCTTCTCTAGTTAAGGGGGTCTGTTTAACAAAAATTGATTTAGCCACGGCATGCAAACTCAGAGCAAACCTTCTGAGATACTCATCCTCAGGTTGGGGGGTTTCTTTGAGAATTCGAGACTTGGCAGCTAACATAAAATTGTGGGAACAAGGAGAAAACACAATGGGATCCCAAGTTCTGGAATTTTTAATCGTCAGAAATTTGCAGAACTTGGCACTGCAACTTTCTGACTGTTGGTTGGTTCTACTCATGCTGCAGCCGCTGCCCAAAGGCTGCGCAACCCACTTATTACCAACAATAACAGCTCCTTCAGAGCTCGAGCTACATACGCTGCTGACGACGCACGGCACAATAGATCTCTCTCTTTGATAAGTATGAAGGTTGCCATGATGGCTGCAGATGTGACGCCTGTAACCGAACATTTCGATACCCAGACGCTGCAGCCAACACGAAAACCCCGCTCAATAAATGCCTTCTTGACAGTCGGATAAATGGCCAACGTGGCAAATAAAACACTGATGAGCGCGACAAAACAGCAAACACAACAATACTGAAAAGCCATCGTATAGTAGACCTCAGTGAACATGTGTTCTCGCATGGTCTGCCCTTTACCAAAAGACACACATATTGAAACCATCGTAGGAAAGATGCTTTGAAAGATAATTCCATTATGATACATAGAGCCGTAAGCGTTGAAGAAAGAGGAGTAATTGTAACAGCTGGGTCGGAAATCACGTAGTTTGAAGAATTGACAGATCATCAGCACCTCTTTCGGAACAGACTCACCATTCTTTACAGCATCACAAATGGGATTACTTGAAGGTGCAGCCTGAAAGAAATAATCATAATCACCAAAATCCGCGTCGATGCCGCGAGTCTTGGCAAATTGACTAAATCGGACGTACAACTCGTTGAGCTCGAAAGAAACACCTTCTTCTTTGTTGGCGTATGCGCAATTTTCATAAACAGGTTGTTCACCACCTTTATTGAGGAATTCACAATCTCTCGCAACGTGAGTGTAAGAATCGACGTTACCGCCTTTATCTGGATGATAGATCCGAAGAAGGTCTCGACAATTTCTACGATAGCAATCGTTGTCACCTAGTGCGCATCCAATGCGCTCATGGGTGAAACAAGAACTACCGTACGTGACTGCAGCAAATGCTGTGAACTGATTGCCAAAATTTTCAAAACTATTATCTGCATAAGCTGCAAAACGATTATAATGACCATCAACATACCTCGCAAAACGAAATGTATGATACGCCGCATAAGAAAATAAAATAAATAAAATAATTAAAACGACGTTATATACAAAATTGCGACGATTTTTCGTCGCGTAAACGGGGTTAATTTGGGGGTCAACATCGAAACTTTCTTCAGAAACGCCTGGGGTGATATTATTGAGCAAGGAGGCGTAAAGGCTGCTGGTACCTAAAGTGTAACGAGCACAACCAGCACTCTGAGCATCACTAAGACCTAAAGGCCAATCCTCCCTATTATGGCTTGCCCAAGTATAGGCCTTGTGGTATAAAGTAGCGAAAGATGATGCTTCTCGTTTTTCAGTAATGAGTCTTACTAAATGAACTAACATTTCAGCATCAAGACCCATGCTATTCCCATATTGGATGTGTTTGCGCATGACTGTCTTAAAAGAACCTGACGACATCCAAATGGCCAAAGGCGAGCGTAAATCCAAGAGCGGAAACTGCATGTTGGGGTTGTTACGATCTCCCAACAGCACTTCTGCTACCCATTTACGATAAGGATTTTCGGTAAAATCAGGTAATTGAGGTCTCTCGACTTCGGAAATTTGAGCGGCATGCCGGGCTAGGAAATGTAAGCGTGTGTGAGGCTCTGTGTACCCCTCTGACACAACACGTGGTGCCGCTAGTGTAGGTGGTGGTGTGGGTTGCGAAGGAGTAGGTTGTAAGGGAGGTACAACGCACACACGCTGTTCGACGGAAGGCGTCTGGACCTTAGAATCCGACCTGCGCACTATAGATAACTGCTTATTGGATTTTGGGGGGGGTGCGCTAGTCGAAGGCGTCGGAGTACTAGAAGAAGGAGCCGTTACTCCCGACACATTAGACGACGTCGATTGGGCTGGAGATCCCGCCGAATTCCAGCTCTTAGTGTCCGAATCATACTGCAAATTACTAAGGGAGTCGTCTAATGGAATGTCAAAGTCTGCGTAATCGTCATCCGTTATAAAGTGCTTCTGCAGACCGTTACGACCGAAGGTCACTTCACAGGGCAATGGTATGGGTATAATGTCATTGATCAGGAGTGGAGCAGGGTAGGATCGCACAACGTTGTCATCCCATCCGCATTGTTTAGTGCAACCGTTTACTGGATGAGGCATTTCAACAATGATACGTTTTGCTTTCCCTTTCTTAAGATAATCGAAAGCTATGTGGTACATGAACCCGTCGAGCACAGCGACGAATGCCATAGCAGCTAAATCATGAGTCAAGCTAAAAGTTTTCGGCATATCTACGCTAACTCTAATGTTCATGTCCACTCTCTGCTGTCGAGACTTATCGTTTGTTGTTTTAAGCGACTCGTCAAAGGACTGCTTCCACTTAACATAATCGGTCGTGTTGCCATTAAGTGCGTGCATCATTTTGTTACCTAAAAGTTTGCCTCGGCCTCGATTCACGCACCTACGCCTTATAGTGGTACGTACACGCCGAAGTACAAACTGCCTCACCAACTTGGGTAACATATGAAACTGTTGATCAGTCATAGGTGTGGTCTGTTGGTGGGGTCTTGCGACAAACTGTTGTCGAATGTCGGTAATCTTCTCTGGCTCTGGGTATATATCTAATTTTGTGTGCACGCGAGTGATAACTAGTTCGTTGTCTTCACCGAGAATTGAGATACTAAAATCGCAAAGATCATTGTCAAAGAGCTCGTGAAGCTCCAGAGAAGTTTTGAACAAAATCTCGTCGTCATACGACAAGACGTATATTGGTCTGCCCAACCGTTGCCCACACTTCTCTGCCTCTATCGGCGTCTGAGGTGTGTGGAGGATAGTTGGGGTGCCTGTGTGTGTTGCGTAGTTTACCCTAATGGGGCCGCTATCAGCCGCATTACCTACAGCGTTATGATTGTAAGATGTTGAGTTATT